GCAGGTTGCTGGTATCGAGACGATCAGAACCGGGATGCACTACCACGTCATCAAGTTCACCGACATCGTGGACGAGAAGAACACGACCACCAGGGAACAATGCGAAAAGATCGTTTACCGGTACGGCATGGCCCGGAATTTGCTCATCTCCCCGCGGTATTGGATGGACATCGAAGGAACGAGGTATCACTTCTGTCTCGCCGGAGATACGACCGTTACCATGTTCGACTGGTCGGAGAAACCGATCTCGGAAGTACGCATCGGAGACGAAATTGTCGGGTGGCATTTCGAGAATGGAAAAGGGAAGCCGAAAAGAAGGTTGGTGAGAGCAAAGGTCATCGCTCGCGGGTCGCTGAGGGCTCCGGTGAAGAAATATACCTTTGCTTCCGGGCGGAATATCGTTTGTACTCCCGAGCATAAGTTCTGGCGCGGGAAACAGTGGATGAAGAATGAGAAGAACCGGGAATACAGTGAAATCGCTCGGTTGAAGTCCGTTCGGCGGCTGATGATCCCTGTTCGAGAGAAGACCGATTCTTGGGCTACGGGTTGGCTCGCGGGGTTCTACGACGGAGAAGGAACCTTTTGTGGGAATCCCGGTTACCCAAGCGGACAGATTGTTATTACTCAATCAATGCACAACCCCGAGTTGATCGGACGAACCCGGCAGGCGTTGAAAAGACTGAAATTCCCGTATCGGGAATCGTGGCACCGACCGAGTAAGGCCAAAAACGGACAGACTCATTGGACCGACCGTTGTAATTTCTGTTTGCTCGGCGGATGGAAAGAGAGATATCGGTTCCTTCAAGAAGTAGCTCCGTTCCGACGGGAGAAGATTGTTGAGAGTCTCTACGGCCAGTTGATGACCGATGCCGACAAGATCGTGAAAATCGAGGACGCCGGGGTTCAAGAGGTCTTCTGGATTCAAACCGAGACGGGGAATTACATTGCCGACGGAGTGTGTTCAGCGAACTCGGATTTGTATGGACGGATCATCGACGAGTGGATGAAAGAAGAGGAGCAAGGGAAGGCACACCAGTTCCAGGTGTTCGTCATGCCCTGTTACAAGCGCGACTTAGAAGGAGAGAGGTTCACCCCGGATGAACTGGACAAACCTTTTCTCTATGGTCCTGACGGACAGCCGATCAGCCGGTTCCCCGAGGAGTTCTCCGTGGAAAAGCTGGAAGAGATGAGGAAAGATCAGGTAACGGGTGAGGAAGTCTTCGCCACACAGCAGTTGAACAATCCCATCGCAAGCGATTCCCAAACCTTCCCGTTGATAGATATGAAATGGAAAACCCCGGAGGAGATCCAGCGGATTCCAATGCAGTACGCCATAACGACCGTAGACCTGGCTGAGACAACGGGGAAGAGATCGGACAACACAGTCATCACCACCTGTCTCGTAGATCGGATGAACCGGCGGCACGTGGTCGATATTCGCATGGGGAAGTTCTTGCCAGATGCGACTGTAGACCACATTTTCATGGTTCAACTAAAATACCGTCCCGCGAAGATCAAGATTGAGGAAACAGGCTTCACTCGGGGGCTCCTGCCTACCATGCGCCGCCGGAGCGAGATGACGGGTATCTGGCCGAACTTCGAGTTCATTAAGCGCGACAACCAAGCGGGGAAGATCGAGAGGATTCTTGGGCTCCAGCCCTGGTACAAATCGGGATGTTTATATTTCTCGACCGATTTGCCGATTCACGTCCGGGAAGAGTTGAAACACCAGTTAACGAGGTTCCCCAAGTACGCCCACGATGACATTCTCGATACTCTGGCCGATCAGTTCCAAGGGGAAACCACCTTCGGGCCGTTAAAGGAATCCCCGACGATGAAGCAGGTGCTCATAACTGCCCAGGAGAAGATGTTAGAAAACCTCGATAAATACGAGGTTATCTTCGGTAAAAGGTCCGATGGCGGGAGTTGGTCGGGACTCGGGGCGCTATAATTTGAGTTAGAGGAGTTATGCCGGAACAGTTAGCTCCGCCTCAACCGCGGGATGTCGATCTCGAAAGGATTCCGTTCCTGTTCGATCAGGAGCCCAATGACGCAGCCGCGGTGAAGCTGGTGGTGTCCACATTCGGAGTGTACGAGAGTCAGCGCCGGAGCCACGAGGAACGATGGAAAGTTGCGGAGAATCTCTATCATGGAGTCGTGGAGAAGAGGAAATGGGAAGGGACTGAGGTAGAGCGAGCGAGCTTGCCTGTGATGATCTCTTATGACCAGGTAGAGAGCGCTTTTCCAATTCTCACCGAAGAGTTGTTCGTACACTACCCTACGTTCTTCGATGTTTTGCCGCGAGGGAATACAACCCCCCAGGAAGCCGCGCAACAACGGGATCAGTTGGCGGACTACCTTGAAACCCCAACCGATGAAACCGGCGTCACGGGCATCGTTCACTTGGGGATCTGTTTGAAACAGAGCTTGATCTACGGCGACGGAATGGTCGAGGTTGTCTGGGACTCGGAGTTGAAACAGCCGGTTGTAGAGTTCGCGGATTTGAGAGACGTTTACTTTGATCTAAGCACTCCCGCGCCCTTAATCGACCTGAGCCCCAGTCTCATTCAACGGAAGCTTTTAACAGTCGAGGAACTCGTCAGGATCCGTGGGACCAAGGGAGTCGATATTCCCTCCGATGAGATATTGAACTTCCTCGCCAAAGCCTCTTGGATTTCCTCGGGGGATATGGTGCGGAGGGCCGCGGCGCGCGCCGCCAAGGAGACCATTCCCCTCGGGATGCTGCGGACAGACCCTCAGCACCAGCAGATTGAAGTGTTGGTTTACTGGACCCGCGACCGGCTGATTTGGGTGTTGGGAAGGGTCTGGTGCGTGGTCAACGAAAAGAATCCTTATGGGTTTATTCCCTACTGCAAAGCCCCGTTCAATTTCGTACCTGGGAGACCTTACGGGATGTCCCTGCCGGATGTTTTAGAAGGGGAGCAGAAGTACGCCCAGGGGATTAGAAACGCCCGGTTGGATAACCTGGCCCTGGCCTTGAGACCGCCAAGGAAGCGAATCGCCGGGACGCCGGTGAACCCGTCGAAGATCGCTTGGAGGCCGGGGTTGATTGATGAAGTCCCCACGGAAGGCTCGGTCGAAGTTCTGCCGGTCCAAAACGTCACCGCCGATGCCTACCGGGAGGAACAGTTGATTCATGCACAAGCGGCGAAGAGGACGGGGATCAATGATATGGTTCAATCGGGGGTTCCGACGCCCTCGAATGCCAACCGGAACGCTACCGGGGTGATGGCCCAACAACAGTCGGTCAACCAACGGTTGAGAAGTGCTGTGAAGAACTTCGAGGACTTTCTCATCGTCCCGATGCTTTACAAAATGCAGAAGATGATGTCCAAATTCGGCGGAGCCAACATGCCCGAAGTAAGATTCAAGATGGAAGCGGCGTCGAGGATGATCTCTCGCGACAAGATGGCGATGTTCCTCGGGCCGGTGAGCCAGATGCTTTTCAATGAAGTCGTGATGAAACAGGCGAACACTCAAGGGCAAACGATTGACTTCGACGAATGGCAAAGGTTTTTTCAAGACGCAACGGCCACGGCGCGGAGTTACAAGTTCTTCCGCTCGATGAAGCCGGAGGAGAAACAAGCAATGATGCAGCCGGATGCCAAGATGATGTTGGAAATGCAGAAGGCGCAGATGGAATCTCAAACCCGGTTGCAAATGGGCAAAATGAAGTCCGAAACCGAGTTGGAAACGACGAAGATGGAAACCGGCGCGAGGCTGACCGAGACCGGCGAGCGGAGCGCAAGAGAGTTATCGAAGGTTCTCGCGGGGAGTATCAATGGCGAAGTTGACAGACGAGCAGCAACGAAAAGTAGCAAGTCTAGTAACAAATGAAGGCTACCGGATTCTAACGGATGTAGTCATAACCGAAGCGCGGGATACGTCATTGTGGCGGCTGAGGCAAGCGAGAAACCGGGATGAGGTTCTCGAAGCCGCTTTTGAGTTCCGCGCCTGGGAGAAGGTAATGGAGACTTTGCGAAAGGTCCCCAAGGAGTATGAGACGGAATTGAAGGAAAAGGGAGATTTCGTCTACGGGGTATGAGAACAAGAGCCTAGCGAGTAGAGGAGGATAGTATGGCGGTTGATTTCAATAAGTTGGATTTCAGCAACATGACGGACGAGGAGTTGAAAACGATTCTGGACGAGGTAAAGAAGGTCGAGGGCCAACCCGTAGAACCGGAATCGAAAAAGGTCTCGGTGAAACTCTCGGACGGCTCGGTCATCGAAGCCGGTTCCCAAGAGGAATTGAACCGTCTCCTGGCGGCGAAGTTAGACGAGTACCGTGCGGAACCCGAGCCGAAACCGGAACCCCAAGGGAACAAACCTCCCGAATGGAGCATGGAGGACTTCACCAAGAAGTTCCTGAAAGACCCACGGGAAGGAATCGAGTACCTCGAAACTGTGAAGTACGGCTTCCCGGTGAGCAATATGATTCCGTTGCTGGTCGCGGGCATGGCTAGTCAGGCCAAGAAGCTCCAGGAACTTGAGGCTCAGAGGTTCATCGACACCAACACGGAGTACAATCCTTCCGTGGAGAATCGCCGGGTGATAGAGAACATCATGCGCGAGAGGAACTGGCAGCCCTCTTATCAAACGATGCAAGATGCCTTCGATATCGCGCGCGCCCGCGGGTTGGTGAAGACGAAGGAGCCCCTGGTTAAGAAAGAAGAGGAACGTCCCTTCGTTCCTCCGCGGGTTAATAGTTCCGGTGCGGAAAACCGAGGAGCTAACGAGGAATTAGTCACGAAAGCCTACGGTCTTCCCATCGAACAGTTAGAAGAATTACTCATTCAGAGCGGGGTTTTGAAATCCCGCCGGATGAGTTAAGTGCTAATATCAAAGTAGAGACTCGTACCGGGTTACTCGGTGAGCGTTGAGCGTGAGTCAGAGGAGGTTTCAAATGGCTTATGCTCCGCCCAGTAACATGACCACGAGTTCGGGTCTCGGCCACCTGATTACGGTTTACTACGACCGCGTGGCTCTCTCGTCCTTACGCAAGAAATTCATGTTTTGGAAGGGTGTAGATACTAGGAGTCTACCGAAGAAAAACGGCAAGACGGTCCAGTTCTATCGCTACTCCCAATTCGGCGCGAATACAACTCCTTCCCCCGAGGGTACGACCGGGGCGGGGTTGGAAATGGGTTCTGCTGTGATTCAGGCGACCGTTTCGCAGTACACGGACTTCATCTCTTTCTCGGATATGTTGGTGGACACCGCGCCGGATAACGATATCGTCGCCATCGGTGCGGAACAGTTAGGTTATCGAGCCGGGTTGACGGTGGACACAATCCTTCGCAACGAACTCGATTCGGTCGCCGCGAGTATTGATATCGGGCTCCTGGGAGACTTCTTCACGGGTGGGGACGTGGCGAACATTCGTCACCGTCTCGCGGGCTTGGATATCAAGCCTTTCCCCGATGGGTACTTCAAGGCTTTGGCTCACCCGTATGTGATGTACGACTTTATCCACGATCCTGCTGTCGGTGGATTCCTGGATGTCGTGAAGCAGACGGGGAGCGAACAGCGGGACCGGTTGTTCCAGTTGGAGGATCGCGGGTTCGTCGCTCGGTGGTCAGGTGTAGAGATTTGGGAATCCACCAACCTGACGATGGTTGCCGGGAGCCCGAACAAGTACCGCGTGTACTTCTTTGGTCAAGAGGGCATGGGAGCCATTGACCTTGCGGGTCGCGGGCCGAGCCGAGTGGAAGACCCCGACCGGACCAAGTTCTCGATCAATGTCGTGCGGGAAATGTCTCCGAGCATTGCGAACATCGAGGGTAAGATCCGGGCAGCGGCTTCGTATAACTTCGTGTTTTGCGCGAAGATCCTTGACACAAACCCTTATAGGGTTAGAAAGATTGACGCGCCGACGAGTTTGGGACTGTGACGGTTTCTTGGGTCACTAGTTGACCCTCGTTGGGAATTTAGAGCCCAACGAAGGAGGATGTTATGAACCTGCATACGTATGTTTATGCCAAACGGCTCCCCGGAGCCGCTCAAGGCGCTTCGAGCACAGCGGAGTTCGAGTTTCTGGACAAAGACGGCAACCTTGCCGAGTTCACCGTTCCGGCGAATGTGCTCAATACCCGCCGGGGATTCATTATCCGCGCGGGTGGCCGGGTAACTGGTGGAGCCGCGGGGAACTTTAGCGCGATTGCTCACGTCGGGGCAGCCCTCGGCGCGGACCTATTCTCTTCGAGCGCTCTGGCGACCGCTGGAGCGAGCGGTAGTTGGCAAATAGAGATCCTAGCGCGCGCGGATAACACGTCCGACAAGATCCAGGGAGTCGGTTATGGGCATGTGTGTGCCGTTGCTGTGGCCCAAGCCGCGGCGGGCGCGACCGGCGACCCGGAGACGGCGCTGACGTTCTCGGTTTCCGGCACGTTCTCGGCGTCGAACGCGGGGAACGCGGCGTACCTCGATTTCTTTGAGTTGGAATTGCTGTAA